ATCTTGTTGTACTCCTCTTTAGTTATTTCCTCGTATGGAGGTAAGGAGAAGTTGTGGTCAACATGCAACAAGAACGAAACAGACTTGACGCTTTTGTCGTAGTTCTTTGATAGCCACTCCTGGATTTCTCCAAGTTCCTCTCTACGGTAATAGACGGTCACGGAAACAGCATTATCCGCCCATTCAGTCTGCATCTTCTTGACCCACTCAAGCTGCTCTACCGCAGTCATTGCTGAAGCAAGAATTGAGCCCTCTGGCGACATGCACGGGAAGTCCACTACATAACGCGTGTGGTCCTCTCTGCCGTCAATGCCTATGTCCCACTGGATTTTGTATCCACGCTTGCGACAAGCGTCCACAAGGGGGTCTGAGGAGCCAAAGCGGACCCGTCTTACGTAGAAAGGAGCAAATGCAGGGTGGATTCCAGGAGTCACGCCAGGAAGGAGTGAAAGCGTTCCAGAAGGCTGAACCGTGGTCAAGCGAACTGATTCCGGCCATCCACGCTCAGCGGAGTAATGCTTGTCAAATTCCTGCAAGTACTCATATGCAGGTGACAGCCAAGAAACCTGCTCTTCTGAACACTGGAGGATTCCAGTTACTGATTGTCCTAGTCGTGCGTTCTTGCTGACGATGTTCGTTGTCTTCTCGTACGGATAAGCCATGCGAGTTATTTGTTTTTGTGTCTTATAAAGCAAACGGGAGATTTCTTTAAATTGCTCAAGCGACTCAACGTTTGGCAAGAATATGGTTGCCAAGTTGCACGACTCTCCGTCGGCTAGTGCTATTTCCGCGCATGGGTTAAAGCCTTCAATTGAGTTGTCGGCCTTAGCCTCACCGAGCCTTCCGAACTTGCGAGCAAGTCGACGATTCAACAAGCCATAAGGCTCGCCTGTTCCGTCATAGCCCTTCCAGAGTTCAGTCATGATTTCGTCGTAGTGGTCGGCGTAAATGGAGTTGTTTGAGTTTGCTCTCCATGCTGGGATGTTCCCAGATGCCCAATTTTTGGCACGAAGGAAAAGAACGTCATCTGGGTCACCCATTGCAATCTGCGCCGAACGTCGCGATGAACCAGAGACGACAATACGACCAATAATGTTGCAAATGTCAAGCACGTCTATCGAACGGAGCTTCTTGCCCTCGCGATTCTGCATTACTTTCGCAATGTCGGCGATTCCGTCGATGAGTGCTCCAGGACCAGATGCGGTACCACCAAATGTTTTCAACGGCGCACCATACTCGCGAATAAGAACCGTTGAGTACGAAAAAGACTTTCCGGTATCAAAGTACGACTTCAATACTGCATGAAGAAGTCGCTTCCAACCCTGACGTGAGTCGGGGACAATAATGTCTGCATCGTTACTACGTTCGTGCGTAATCGTTACGCCTAGTTTCACCTTTGGCAAATCGTGAATCTTGGAGCGCTCTACAGAGAAACCAACACCACCACCGAGCATTAGGTATTCAAACAACAACTCGAAGTCTTCAATCTTTTCGATGTTGGTGAAGTAACAATTGTTTAATGAAGTTGCATTTAGCTTCTGAACAAGTGGTGTTCCGAGTTGCCAAAGAGAACGACCCGAAAAAGAGCAACGAAGGTTAAAACAATGGTCGAAAAGTGCCTCTGCCTCTTCCTTGGTGTACTCAACACCAACTTCCATCGCGCCGTTGATTACACGCTGAAGAGTTTCTGGCCAAGTTTCGTTGTTTCCGTTATCTTTTTTACGGCTGTAGGTGCGAAGAAAAACTATCTCCCCCATACCGTTAAAGCCCCAGGGAGCCTGTTTTAGGGAATACGAATCCACGAATGTTTGGTCAAGCGACGTCATGATTTTTCCTATTTTGATAGTGGTTTGAGTAGGTATCGATTTTAACTTAGCAGAGAATACTGAAAGGGTCTAAAGTCGTATTAACTTTTTATTCTTTTTGGCTTTTGGTTAGGCCGAGTCTTTCTGCTTCGAGATATGGTATCTGCTTGCCCTGTTTGTACAGCAATACTTTTGTTTTTAGGAAAGGTGTTATTTGTCTCTCCTCGTAAACATCTTCTTCAACCAAAAAAGTTTGAATAGCCTTCAGCGATTCAAATACTCCGAATCCAGCTATCTTCGTTTGAGATGCTTTATCCCCAACACAATCCCCAGTCGGGTGACCGCAGACAAGACATGGCTTTCTGTCTGCCGGAAGTATAGTTACATCGTCGAATAGACGTTGTTCTCTGCCGTATGAGTCATCGTATGTGTTGTCGTAAAATGGCATGTCCAATACATTATAGTTTAATAAAATTCCTGTATATGAAAACCATTTACATTAATCAGGGACCTCAGCTCCTCGTAAGCCTCATCAGGGAGGTCGGTGACAACCTTGTTTTTGAGGGCTCTGCGCATTGATTGCAGGTATTTAGAGTTCCTAAAGTTCTTCCCACCACCATTTGTATATATAAGTGTTTCAAACCAATTCACCGTACGTCCAAGCTCGTATGTGTACGGAACGGCAATTATCGTGGTTACAAACCCACCATCAGATACAGCCTTTTCTTCCAGTGTTACGTTGGTTACGGTTATGCACTCTTTTACTGGCAAGGAAGAATCAAGGAATGCAGCCGAAAGGGATAACCCCGCCGTTTCTGTCATATCCGCAGAACAGTAACCCTCTGCAACCATGGTTATTGAGGTTACCCCCCAGTAACGCCTTATTACGTTGCAAAGCTCCGCACAGCGCCCTAAGCGCTGCTCTGGGTCTATTTTCATCATGTCTTGCCTTATCTGGCAAACAATGACGAGATTGTCATCCTTCCATCCAAAGAAGTTTATTGAAAGGTCTTCACCAATCCCGAATTCTTTCACACTGGTGGATTTGGCTAGTTGGGCGGCGGTTAAAGCAAGGGCAATTTTACTATAATCATTGTCGTAAGAACCTTCCACCCACACAGACTAGGTCCTACCCGAACCCCGTAGGGGAGGATGGTTCCCCCGCGAAGCAAAATGATTTGATAGTCTCTTCGGCATGGCAACAGCAAAGAAAAAAACAACCACAAAGAAGGCCCCTGCAAAAAAGGCAGCAGCAAAAAAAGCTGCACCAAAGAAGGCCGCACCAAAAAGCACTTTCGTGAAAGCGGAAGAGTTTGTTGAGGCAGTCGCAGCAAAGCAGGTCGCAGAACATGCAGACAAAATTGAACAACTAATCGACAGCATCCCAGCACAAGTATCACTTGACGCTCGCGGTCTGAAGAAGTGGTTGCGAAAGTTTTTCAAAGGTATCTCGAAGTAACTCCTTCGTCCACCATAATGGTGGGTTGTGACAACCGAACATCGCAAAGCACCACGACAAGACGTCGTGAACATAAGCCGCGAAGGTGCTTGGGGAAAAGTCGAGTATAGACACCTTCTTGCGTGTGGACATACAGAGGTTCGTGCGCGCGCTGCTTCGACCCCAAAATTAGCTTGTGCATGGTGTCTACGCGCAGTAGAAAAAGACGGGGAAATGAAAGCATTGACAGCGGGAGCACTCCCTGTCCATGTTGATATAAATGAAAAAATTGCTGAAGAAGAAATCGACATAAGCAGAATGAAAGCGGCAATAGCTTCAAGATTCAAAATTCCGCTTGAGGCAATAGATATTGTCGCTTCAGACATATCTGGAAATCTTGTAGTAAAACACGCTCTGGTATTTCTTTCTTCATCGGATATCGCTAGGCTTTCGAAACCTAACCCGACATAAGGAGATAAAGCTTTGCCGAATTACGATGCGCCACCAGCAGACGGAAGTTGCAAGGGTCAAGATGTTTCGAAGTGGTTTCCACTAATAGAAAAAGGATTGCCGCGAGAGCAGTGGGAGAAATACAAACAAGACATGAAGGATGCAATTGAACTTTGCAACTCATGTCCTGCTGAAGAGCATTGTCTGGAATACTCTCTTCGCCATGAGCCTCTCGGAATTTGGGGCGGCAAGACAGAATCTCAAAGAGCATTAATCAGAAGCGAAAGAGACATACTCCTTTCGCGTGAGGCAAGAATATTCCTGCCAGGAATAGGTCGTAGAAACGCTAATGGGTTTGCCTACAAAGGAAATTTTAGACTCAGGGATGCAGCGATGAAGAAATATTCCGAGGAGACTCAGTGACAACCCCTGGGCCGATAGTACAAAATTTTCTAGATAGGCTTGATGGTGTTCGCCAAAGTGGCGGAAACTTCATGGCTCGTTGTCCTTGCAGAAACGACGATAGTAATCCCTCACTTTCAGTAAGCGAAGGCACCGATGGACGGGTTTTGGTGCATTGTCATAGAGGCAATGGATGCGATGCCTCCGAGATATGTGCATCTGTTGGTTTGGCTATTTCCGACATAATGCCCCAAAATGGAACAAGCACAATTTATGAAAAGCCATTAGTAAAAAAAGAAAAAAATACTTCCATCAATCAAGATGTTAAAAAGCTAATTACTAAAGAGCGACTTACTTTTGTTTGTTCCTACGACTACATGGATGAATCCGGAGAGCTACTTTTCCAAAAAGTAAGATACACAAATCAGGACGGAGTAAAAACATTCAGACAGCGTAAGCCATTGGAAAACGGAGAGTGGTCATACTCTCTTTCTGATGTCCCAAAAATTCTCTATAATCTTCCATCTGTTCTTGCTGCCAGAGATTCTGGGAAGCCAATTTGGGTTGTTGAGGGTGAAAAAGATGTTGACACACTCACTGCTCTTGGTTATGTGGCGACGACGATGCCGGGTGGAGCTGGTCATTGGCTTGATATCCACACAGAAGCACTAGCGGGCGCGACAGTCGACATTATTGCTGATAATGACACACCAGGAATGGAACACGCATCTAGATTGTTGAAGACGCTAACCGATGCTGGATGCGACGCGCAGGCGTGGGTTTGTCCTAACAACAAAGACATTACTGACCACCTTTCTTCCGGTGGCACGTTTGATGAACTCAATGAATTCACCTATCACGGAGCATCCGAGCAAGAACAATCTGAAAATATTGAAAAAGAATTTGAAGAAGATAACACTCCAGTAGAGGAAAAGAAAGAATCGGTATTTGATTCTGCGTTGATAAAAATCCAAGACCTGTTCGGGCGAGAAGACCTCAGTGCGGGCCAAATGGTTTCAAAGATGTCAATGATTCTTTCAGCGACCACAACGACAAACCAACTAACCGACCCTGGTCGTCTCGTACAGTGGAATGACTTTATATCTGAGCAAGTTGACGATTCTTACGACTGGGTTATTCCTGGTCTACTGGAACGTGGAGAGCGAGTAATCGTTGTTGCTGCCGAAGGCGTCGGTAAAACCATGCTTGCGAGGCAGGTTGCACTGTGTGCAGCAGCAGGAGTTCATCCATTCACATATGGTCAGATGAAGCCTGTGCGAACATTGACTGTTGACTTGGAAAACCCAGAGAGAATCATACGAAGAGCATCATCCGCAATAGTTATTCAGGCAATGAAACAGGGACATGTTGCACGAATATATGGCGAGGTTTTGACAAAGCCATCTGGAATGGATTTACTCAAACCAGAAGACAGATTAATTCTTGAAGAAGCAATAGAAAGAGTTAGACCAGAAATCCTGGTAATGGGCCCACTTTACAAATCATTCGTCGACCCTGGTGGTAGAACCTCCGAGGCAATCGCTGTTGAAGTGGCAAAATATCTAGACACAATCAGGACCGTGTATGGCTGTGCTCTGTGGCTTGAACATCACGCCCCATTGGGTACCACCATCACGACAAGGGAATTGAGACCATTCGGTTCTGCAGTATGGTCAAGATGGCCCGAATTCGGTATTTCTCTTCAACCAGACCCAACGGCAAATGAGCCTTACGTGTACGACGTCAGACACTTCAGAGGAGCCAGAGACCAGCGTCAATGGCCCCTCAAAATCAAGCGTGGTAAAAGATTTCCGTTTGAAGTCATTGAGTACATGAAGACTGACCAATAATTAACTAAGATGGATACATGAGCGAAGACAAAGGTAACAAAATCGTAACTCGCGAGTTTCTTGGCGAGCGGGATATGCGTATATTCAAACTTCGCCAAGCTGGCACATCGTCTTCAGAAATAGCTCGTAGATTCGGGATGACAACAAGCGCTGTTTCTAAATCAGTATCTCGTCAGCTTGAGAAGATGAACAGGGAAACGCTAATGGCGTATCCGGAGGTTCTTCGACTAGAACTCGAACGACTTGATAACCTCCAACAAGCGATTTGGCCTATGACCCAACACAGAAGAATCGTGACTGATGACGGCACCGAAATAGCGGTTGAGCCAGACCTAAAAGCAATTCAGCAGGTTCTTTCAATAATGGACAGAAGAACGAAACTGCTCGGCATGGACCAGACCAATATAAACGTGCAAATGGACGTTGGCAACAAAACCACAGAGACGATAAAAGCAACTCTCGCTGGGTCAGAGCAACTAAAACAGATTGGGAATACGTTTGACCCAGAGGCAGAAGCCAGACAGCTTTTGCAATTAATGGGTATTTCCGGCGTTTTACCAGAAAGCTCAGTCAGAGAAATGCTTGGTGAGTCTGACATAGTAGATGCTGAGGTAGTATTCACTCAGGAAGAAACAGAACAAGAGGACACAGATGAGTGATAGCAACCTGGAGACAGCAATGAAGGCTGTTGCTGACACGACCGACCTTACCGTGCGTCCCATAGAAAAGGATGACGAAGGCCCAACCAACACATCCGTCCTCATTAGAACCACCGACGAAGTTAGGGAGCGCTGGAGACAGGCTTCCGTAGTTGAAGGAAAGACGATGTCGGCGTGGATACGAGACATACTCAACGCAAAGGCAAAGTCATTGCTTGAATGCGAACATCCTTCGGTTAGGCGCTATCCGTGGTCTGTCACCTGCCTAAAGTGCGGTCAGAGACTGCAATAAACACTTAACGCCACGAACGGTCGTATCTAACGTACTATTGTGACGGAGATAATGACGTGGCAAAAAGAGTAAACAAATCTACAGACCAATCGCAGGATTGGGTCGAGCATTCGGTTGGTGGGTTCCTTGCTGGTTTCGATGACTCCGAATTCGGTGAAAAGTCAGCAAAATCTTCGTACACAAAACCAGAATTAAGAGAAAGAATAAAAAATCGCATTCTTGCCGGCTCTAACGGTGGCAAGCCCGGTCAGTGGTCGGCAAGAAAAGCCCAATTACTTGCCGTTCAGTATAGAAAAGCTGGCGGTGGCTACAAGGGCGGCATAAGCAAAACCCAACGCTCCCTTAAAAACTGGACGAAAGAAAAATGGCAGACCAGCGATGGCAAGCCAGCAAATCGCCCAGGTGGGATGAGAAGGTATTTGCCGGCAAAAGCCTGGCGCAATCTATCCGCAAACCAAAGAAGAGCGACAAACCGGAAAAAAATCGAAGGCAGCAAGAGGGGTAGACAATTCGTTCCAAATACAGCAAGAGCCGCAAGAGCTGGAAGGTCAGCGAGAAAGTCTAATTAGTTATGCCGCGGTTCAATGAGGAAGACGAAGAGCTTATTTCGCTCATAAAAGAGTATGAAAAGTACGTTCGTTCAACGCCGGGCGACGTTGAGGACTTTGATGAGTGGTTAGAATTGCAGTACGGAAAATCAAAGTCAAAAGTTATGAAGCCGTCGAAAAAAGGTAGGGGACAATTTATGGGTGGGCAAATTGACTGAACCAGAAGAGCCCCCTCCCTTGAGACTTCGTTTTAAAACAGGAGAGTTCGTGTGTGACACTCGGTCCGACGAGACTTTATATCCACCAGAAGACCAACGCGACTAGTCTTTCTTGACGGCAATTTTGTGTTTATACTTAGGGTATGGACACAATAGAGATGTACCTTCAAAGCCTTTCCAAGAGAATGGCAAAAGACCCAAAAGCTTCTATTCAGGTTGAGGACGTTGTAGACATGCTTTTAGATGTCAGAAATTACGTTGACACACTTGCAGTGCCATTCGATGGCGATGAACTTACAAAAACAATAAACAGACTAAAAAAGAAATAAAAAAAACCCTCGTATCCGCGTCTCTGCGCAAATTTAACGAGGGTTTTATTTAATTAACTAGCAAGAATCAGAATGGTTCTGATTCACCATCTGCGCCGACGCCTACTGGCTGACGATTTGATGCTGCTGGCTTTGAGCGACGCTGAGCAGGTGCGGAAGAACCACCCTGAGCTTGACCACCCTCCTGTTTGGCGCGACGAGTCACTTCCTCAATGCTGCGAGTGTTGATTGCAATTTCATCTGCAATAACCTCTACGGTTGAGCGCTTTTGACCCGTTTCTTTATCGTCCCATGAGCGCTGTTCCAAGCGTCCACTGACAATTACGCCAATTCCTTTTTCCAGTGTCTTTGCTGCATTTTCTGCCGTGTAGCGCCATGCGACGATGTTGAAGAAGGATACTTTTTCCTGCTTCTCGCCTGCCTGGTCGTACCAAACATAATTTGCGGCCACTGAAAACGACAGGCGGGCCTGTCCATTTGCTGTGAATGTGAGTTCGGGGTCTTGTGTGACGTTCCCGATAATCACTGTTGGTGCTGGGTTCATTTCTCTCCTTGGTTTACGTGTATCCAGTCCGGATGGACTTGATGTGTGCAACTCTACCACCATCACTGCTAGTATTCAAACCATGACAGCAACAAAAGATGAAGCACAACTTAACCTTGTCGAGCATATTGCCGGAGTTCTTTTACACTTCTATATAGATGACGGCATGAGCGAAGAAGAAGTTGAAGAGGCATCCAACAACTGTGGAGATATTGCAAGTATTGTGGCTCTTTCCTTAAATCTCGACATTCACGAGATTGAGTCTGAAAATTCATTCAAAACCTCAATAAAATTAGAAAATTTTGAAAGATTTATACAATCCCTTCAGAGCCGTACCGTTATTGGGGATTAAGACCACCCGTCAACAGTTAAGCCACCCGCAAAGTTGCAATTGCTTAATAATTTGGTAATATTGAAGTACCCGATACTGACATAGGCAAGCTATTTACTAAAGCTTGTTGCCCTATCCGCCGAGTTCAGGAGAACAACATTGAAGCAAATCACAGGATGGTCTATTTCTATACTTTTTGGAGCCCTTGGGATTTCCCTCCCAGGAACAACGAAGGCGGAGATGTCCTCCCTGCCCTCCCAGCAAGCTGTCGTGGTTGTCATGCCAGACAGAGTGGAGGGGACCAAAACTAAGGCCGTTTTGCTAGATGTTTACTCTTTTGGCGAGAAAAGCCAACGAGTTAAAAAGCTTCAGACAACGATTGGGACCGTTCGGGTTGATGGTGTCTATGGGTCAATAACCCTTCGCGAACACGTAGAGAAGCTTCAGAAGCTAAACCTACCTACCAACAATGTTCCAACGCCCCCAATAAGCTCGGTATACAACATTCCTAGCGACCTTTCAAAACGCTGCCCTCAATGGATTCCTTTATTTCAAGAATATGGGCTTGAGCCAGTGGAAGTGTTCTCTTATATCGCTTGGCGCGAGAGTGGCTGCAATCCCCAGGCACAGAACGCCAAATGGGATGCGAATGGCAATATGACATACCATCTAAACAAGAATAAGTCATACGATACGGGCTTGCTACAAATCAACTCAAGTTGGTTCTCGGTAACAAAGCTTGTATGTGGAAAAGATTCTGTCGATGGGCGTATGGCTGGTCTTAAAGACCCAGTTTGCAACGTTCGGGTGGCTAAGTACATCATGGATAATTCCAAGGGCAAACTTGGCAACTGGCGAGTTTATAGCAAGTAGAAGTTGCCAATCCGGCCCGTTGGTGGCATGATTGATTCATGGCTGCTGAGTTTGACATACCATCGCGAAAATTTGATTTTAAGAAAGACCTTGCTTACGGGCAAGGTGGTGAGTCTCTTGTTTCCGGCTTCCTTGATGACCTTTCCGATGGCTCGTTTGAAGTAAAGAGTGATAGGTACAGAAATGGGAGAATGGTCGTTGAGACCGACCAGAACCCGCGTGGATACAGAGACATCAACGGCGTACAGGTTTGGAACAAGAGCGGTATAAATATAACTACCGCTAAGTGGTGGGTCTACATATTTTCACCCGAGGGTGCGTTTATTGTTGTGTCTGTATCTCGTTTGAAGCGTTACCTCAGAGCATTCCCGGAAAGATTCAACGGCAATAATAAGATAAATCTTGGTGGAGCAGATAACCCAGCGAAGGGTTTTCTACTCATGTCAGAAGATGTTATGGACATGATGATTAATCCGAAGTACGACGCATAAGGAAAAGCATGAGTTCAGAAGAAGACCAGATTGACATAATTGAAGAACTAAAAAAGAGCCCTAGTCAATTCTCTATTGTTGTCGCGAACGAAATAAAAGCACTACGAGATAACAATGTCTTAATACGTCTCGACAGGGATAACTGGCGTGGCGATTACCAAAAAGAACGCGACCTTGCAGACATGCTCTTCGATGTAGTAGGGATGGACAAGACAACGGACGGATACACCGAGAAATGTTTTGCCGCAATTACTGAATACACAAAAAGAAGAAGACCGTAAAGTGCGTAGATTAGTAAGAAAGTTCATTAACGTCGAGAAGCCAGGTATGACAAACGGCAATGATGCCCTTATTGAGGTTTACGAGACATATGAAGAAGTGGAAGAAAACGAAGACAAGCAAACACCGGAAGAAGATGCAAAATAAAATTAAAGTTGCAAAAACACCCGATGAGGATAGGCTTGCGTTACTAATGTTTCTAACTGGTCGAATACAAAGGTTGGCAAAATAATGCTTGCCCCTGTATCGGCTCACTCTTATAAGGTGTAGAAACCGTAGCGGTCCACGTTGGTTCAATTCCAACCAGGGGCACTATAAGGGCCTGTAGCTCAGTGGTCAGAGCAGGGGACTCATAATCCCTTGGTCGTGGGTTCAATCCCCACCGGGCCCACTAAATCGTGTCATCGGGTGGTTAGGATGAAAATATGAAAAACCTCAACGTAACAATCAAGACGGTTTTGGATATGTTCGGAGAATCAGAGCGGTGCATAATGCACAAAAACACTTCGCCTGTTGAGGTGATTCAAAAGTTCCTAACAAACGATGAGTTGGATAAATTAATCGGGAAGTATCCAAATGAATGAGCTGCAACTACAGGTAGAGGAACTCAAGAAAAAAATAGTTCCTGAATACTGGAAATCAATAGATGTTGATGAGGGCTGGTATCAGCTGGTCATAGATTGCGACAAAGAACTGACCGGAGTGGACCCGAACTATCAGATTTACCAAGTTAAAGAAAAGTTTGGCGGCCTTCGCTACTACATAAAACCATCGAATATGGACGACAAAGATACTCTGGAGAAAATCAACAATATAATCTCCAAATATGAAGGTATTTCATTCAAGACATGTAGCGCCACTGGTGGCCCTGGGGTCCTGATGAAGTCAATCGGTGGGTGGCTCAAGACACTGAATCCAGAGCATGCCGCATCGACGCTCCATTACGCCAAGTATTCGGACGCAAACAAAACGACAAAAGACACAGAATAAAACTTGTGATTTTCTAAAACGGTAGATATGGTTCACCCCCATGAATCAATTCCCAAATAGAAAACCAATCAAACAAGGCAGCCAGGCGTACGTCGTTATGTGTTACGCAAAGACAAAAAAGGGTTGGTTTACTCGCGCCGACTACCGAGGTTTCCAACTCAACAGAAGAGACCATGTCGGCCATGTCGAGGAGTCTTTCAAACACCTAGTAAAGACTGACTGTCTAGAACGAGAAGAGAAAAAGGGGCACGAACAATACAGAATAACCCTCTATGGTCAACATGTTTTACAGTTGATGGGACGAGCTCGCAAAAAGGAAGAATACGACCACCTTGCTGCGAACGGAGCCAAGTCACAGTACATAAGACAATCAAGAGTGTCAGCTAAATTAAACCAGAACGACGCAACCCTGTAATCTAGGTGACGGCTTTCCCGCGCGATTTTTTTATTTTGGCCCTCTATTGGATAAATTTAATCAGCAATAGCAAGCGGTTATATATTTTATAGCCGCCCACAATAATCAAACTGAGAAAAACGGCGCGCCAACTTCTAGTTAAATTTATCCTGGTTTTCCAAGTCATCTGTTATATTTACACCTAGAGGAACAACACAATGGCACTAATGAGCACAGAGAGAATCAAAGCTCTCCATCTACAAAAGAAACAAACTCTTACACTCACACTGCAAGAGCTCTCCTTTTACACCGAGACTCCGTACAAGACTTTCGACTTCTGGATAAAAGAAGGTCTCATACCTGCTTCCTACATACATACAGGCGTATCAGGATATGACAGAAGCTTCACCTATGAGGGATGCTTCATCGTGTTGCTCCTTGGACAGTTGGAGCAGGCCGGTTTTGGGACGCAGAAAATGAGGGGACTCATGGGAACGCTGATTGAGAAGATGGATGCGCCATATGGATACCTTGCAATAGATGTAGCAGAACCACAAAACCTCATCCATGTCGAAGGCGACTACGCAGAGCTATCTGCAGCGATAAGACAACACTTCAAATATGGAAACTCAAGCCCTACCCTCATATACGACCTAAACAAGCTTCACATACTGCTGCTTGACTGTGCATTCGACGCAGGCATGCGCTGGGAGATTAAGACGGCAGTGGCCCACCTGGGAGAGAAAGCCGACTGGACGAGCCTAGGAGGGCTTGTGACGCGTATAGACGACCCTGAGGAGCATGAGCGCAACAAGGCGAAGAAGAAGACCACTTCGAAGAGCCGCTTTAGATAAATCTATTTAAAGTCCGGCAACTCCATATTTTGGCTCGTTAGTGCCCACCGGTGGGGTATGTGTTCGGAAAGAGCCCCGTCGACCCCTCTGAAAACGCATTAGAAATCTGATACACCTATGCTGTACGCTTACGATAACTACTAGACAAGGGGACAATATGGTACACAACGCAAATAGTTTCAGTGATGTCGCGAGAGTTGCTAGTGAACTCATCACGGCGATATACAACACGAAGCGAGGTGGCGATAGCAATTCACAAACACTGCCTAATGGGCTCGCTGGGTTACTCAACTACGAAGGTTCGCTGGTTGCTGACCTAGTGAAGTTGGCAGAGTGGTGTGATGACGTCTATTACGCAAACGCAATCGCTAGCACGAAGTAAAACGAACGACAACGACAATGGCACGAATACGAAACGTAGTTCACCTACGCGACACGCCACTGACAGCGATTGACTTGGTTCGTCTATTCCCTGACGCAATGTATAACGCAAGTCGTAACGCATACAGCATAGGCAACACACTATTCATTATGCCGAAGTTCAGTCTCACTGATGACAGTGATGACGCAGTAGGCAGTGACGCAGTAGGTTGTGAGCAATGAGTGGTGCGACATTGCTTGACCTGATGTGCCTCACAGGTATCGCTCTCGTCTATTGCGCAATGAAACTGAAAGACTATGACTGACGCAAGGCGCACGGGTAGCACTACGGGTTATGACTACTAGTAATCTGAAGCACCCATACCGTAGGCTCACCCTATGACCGTTGAGAAAGACAGACGCAGGTACGCAGTAGTTGATTGCCCCTCGTATGGTGACGCTTGGAGTATGTGTCGCTACGACCTACCTGATTACTTTGAGTATCGCTCTACCCTCGTAGATTGTATGAAGTACCTCACACGCAACGCTGATGATGCCTTTGACTATGTGATAGTTCGCTTACGCCCTGACGATACCTTCAGTGAAGCCGACATAGTGTGGTCACCTTGTGACTATGATAGTGATGAGTTTGTATCCCATTACCGAAGGAAGCGAGGAGAGTACGCCTTATGAATAATCCAACACCCGACGCAGTGATGTGTGACGCTTGTGGCGAGATGTATCCAGCCAGTATCAGTTCCCCAACTGCCATTGACGATGGTTGGTGGTTGCCTTACGAAACCTTTGGTTATTACAATGGCTTTACAGACAACATAGAAGCAATTATGAAGTCTGATGAATTACTGAAGTCGTGGAGTATGTGCCACGCTTGTATCGTGAAGTTGCTAGACACCTTCCCACTACTAGCCAAGTCAATAGAGCGAGGCGCACACCCTAGTCCGTACAGCGAGAAGCCTTGTTGTAACTACGCTTGGAGTATCGCCCCTAGTGGAGGGACAGTGTTGGCCAGTGGTGGTGAGTGGATAGCGCCATCTAGCCAATAGCAATCTCGAAGCCCCGGCACGGAGTGTCATAGTCCACCCGACTTGCCACCTACCAACGCATATGAAGCCAGCAAGTGACTACGGGTAGTGCTACGGGTAGTAGTCATACCCAGTATGCCCAATCGGAAATCCTTGACATAGGGGTCAAACTACCCTAGTGTAATTAGTACCTACCGAAAGGGCAAATCAAATGAGCAAATACAACACGAAGCAAACCGAGAAGCCTGACCTGATATTACTACCATTATTTTTCTTGGTAGTTTTGTTCTGTATGTTTGTCGCAATGCGAGGTGATGATAGTTATTTTTGTGACATTGACCGAGTAATCGTTCAGGAAGGTGACACTCTTAGTGGTCTCGCAGTCCGTTGGTGTCACGGCAACACACTGGAAGCGACTGATGACCTAGTAAAGAAGTACGGTCAAGTAATCCAAGTGTCGCAGGAAATAGTGTTTGACAGGTGAAATAAGAGGTGTAGGTCACTTACTCCAGTGGTAAGAGGGCAGAGTGTATGCTTGCTTTCAGATAAATCTAACTACGAAGCAACCGAGAGATAAGGCGTTATGGCACACTCACTAGAAGTAGACAACAAGGGCATAGCGAGAATGGCTTATGCTGACCGTGAAGTCCCGTGGCATCGTCTAGGTGTTCCTATGAAGGGACTACAGACGGCAGAGGCAATGCTCCAAGCAGCGCAGGCTGACTTTGATGTGGTCACAACGAAGGTCGCAGTCGTAGACGCAGAGGGCAACCTCATTAGAAACCCTGACAACACGCCAGTGATTATTGAGGACAGCCGAGCAACCGTGAGAGTAAATCCTGACGGCACATTTGACGGACTAGCCACAGTAGGTACTCGCTATGTCGTACAGCAAAACCGTGAGTGCTTGGATTACGCCCTCGCAATAG